GTAGTCTTATTGGCTGTGCATTTGTAAGCGTGTGTCTCTACACCCTCATGTGCTGTAATCATCTTAGCTAACTGTGACATTATTTATTCCCGTCTATTGGTTCATTAGTGTGCCTAGGTGCTAGAGCAATGTCCTGTTCTGTAGAGACAGGAGTGTTCTCTTCAATCAGAAGGTCAAGGTAATGCCTTGCTTTCTTCAAGTCCTCAAGCCCATTCTTAGTACGCCACCTAACGACATACTTAACTACGTTACCTTCACAGAAGAATAACCTGTTAGCTTGTATGAACTCTATAGGCTGAATCTTCATGTCTTGGTAGTGACTCCCGCCTACTTGAGTCTCAAGTGCTTTAGGTTCTTCTTTGCTCATTATCGCCTCCATATCTCCAAAATCATCAAGAAAATTATACTTAGGCCAATCTATAATTTTAGTCACGGGCTGAATCCTCTTTTAGTTCATCTGCGCTTACACAGTAATAAGAGGTAGTATTTCCTCCGTAGCTTAGGTCACTGTCGTGTCCTCCTAAGTCTTTAGCTATTTTTTTACAATTCTTTTTATCACCTGTTGCAACGATGTTAGTCATGGTAAAACCTTCTGATTCTTTACCACCTTCAATATATTGTTTTTTTATTACGTGCCACTTAACTTTAGTCATTAGCTTCTGCCTCTTCAAACATTTCTAGGTTCTTCATTATTTGATCTTCATAACGATCAACTAATGACTCACTGGTGATTCCTAAAACCTCACACAAGAAGTCCACATCGTACTTATTTAGTATTTGTTCTCTTATTTCTTCAAAGGTGCTAGACATTGTAAATGCTCCAGTAGCTTATCAATAGATTTCATAGTGAAGTGTTCTAAACCTTCTTTATCACACCACTCGCCTAGGGTCATTTTAGAACCCTTCCTAAGACGCTTACGTGAGTCTGAGAACACAAAGATAAGAGGCCGATCAATACGATCACGTATAGCTTTATACTTCTGTGTGTCACCTACTCTAAAGAATCCCTTGCACTCTATCATAGCCCCTGTACGTTCACATATGAAGTCTGGTACGTACTTCTTATGAACTACATAAGGCAACCTATAAGGCTCATACAAGAACTTCTCGTGAGCTACGGCCTCACTAAAAGCACTCTCTAAGCCTGATCTAAACTTTGCCATTTAGTTCATCCTCTAAGGTCAACCTACGGAATCCATCCCAGTTCCTACGCATATAAAGCAGGTTCCAACACACCTCTAGCCTGTCTTGCCAATCCTCAGGGTGAGCCTCTTGCCAAGCCTCTTGTACTTTAGCCAGCATATCAGCCGTAGGTACATCAGCTAGAAGCTTCTCAGCTTTCTTAGGCCCGATACCTACGAGGCCTTGTATGTTGTCCGTAGAGTCTCCTGTAAGCATCTGTATACACATCTTGTACCAGCCTGTGTCCTTATCAATATAGTAAAGAGTCTCTTTGGTGAAATTGTAATGCCAACCTTCTACCATGTCGATGTCTTTATCTATATGTGCTATAACAAAGTGCTCACCAGCATCTAAGGCTTCTTGTGCCCATATACTTACTACATCGTCTGCCTCACAGTTATCAGACTTGAAGTGACCTAGGCTGTAAGCATACTTGTTCAAAGCTTTACGCCTTTCAGCCACCTCTGCATCTAAAGGCTTACCGCTTCTGTGTACTTTATAATCATCAGTCACTTCATATCTAAAGTTACCTTTGCCTTTGAGGGCTACAGATACATTAGAACTGTTAGTGTTCCAGACTATATCTTCTATAGCTTGATCATAATACTGTTCAGCTAGTTTTAAAGTAATGTCCTTTAATGCAATACGAAAAATTAAACTATCTGCGTCAACAAAACACTTATCAAATGGTTTGTCTTTATTTTTATTCATGTTCATTTGTGTTCTCCTTCAATATAAGTGATGGCCCTTAGAATCCTAGAAACATTATCACCAAATCCTCCTAAAGCTCTATTGCACGTATGGCATAGCCAGCCTCTGAACTTATCTGTATTGTGATCATGGTCAAGAACCCAAGCACCTGCTGTCCCGCCTCTTCCTTTTGCTTCTCCCTCATTACATAAGCACACAGGGCATTTGTAATCCACTGGAGGAGAACCATGTATAGACTTTAGATACTTACGTACCTTACCTAACTCGTTAGTACATGACCTACACTCTGCTCTTAAATATAATGCCCCATTAGCAGGGCCAAAGTAAGACAAAGGTAAAGCATTAGAACACTTAGAACAAACCTTAGTGTCTTTAGATTCTGCATCCCCTGAGTAAGGGTCGTTAAACAACTGAAACTGTTTGTTTGTCATGGTAACTCCTAGTGGGTATCGGCCCAACTGTCTCCTACGTTGAACTCACCCGCTAAAGGGCACCTAAGATTAAAGTGAATACCTGCGGCCTCAATACAACTGGCTGCTAGTGCGCCAAACTTAGTAGCTTGGTCTTCACGTACCTCCACTTGAAACTCATCATGTATGTTACCTACGAACCTGTAGTCTACCTTCCACATCTTAGCGTACTTGTCAAGTATTATTAACGCTTGTTTCATAATTAAACTACCTGCTGACTGTAAACACGAATTAAGTGCTGCGTGTTCTGACCTAATAAACACCTTACGTCCGTCTAAGCCTGTTATGTAACCTTTAGCAGCCGACTTTGCAACATTGTCCTTAAGCTTTGCAAGTGCTGGTGTAGCCTTGAGGAACTGAGCTTTTAGCTTCTTGCCTTGTGCCCTGCCACCACCTACAATAGAGCCTATCTTCTCGTCACCTGCGCCATATAAATAAGCGTACACAAAAACCTTGGCCTCGGAACGTGTCCTAAGCCCTGCCGCTAGTTGGTTAGCTGTGTGTATGTCTCCTGTGAGTATAGTGTTAGTATAGTCTGCATCATCCATGAAGTGGGCCAGCATTCTCAATTCTAAACCAGAAGCGTCTATACCAACGAGCTTATAACCTTTAGGTACTATCCAACATGAGCGACACTCTGTCCCGTAAAGGCTATTAGAGCTAGGAACCTGCGCTAAATTAGGCTTACTATGAGTCATACGTCCAGTAACAGCACCATTAGTATTAACGTAACCATGTACTCTCTGTGTGTCCATATCGACAGCCTCAAGCCAACTACTGACCTGTGCTATGCGCTTTTGAACTAAGAGGTATGAAGCAATTAAGTCTGCTTCTGGTATCCCTTTGACATTCTTAAGAACATCCTCAGATACGATAGGGTGGCCTGTCTCAGTAAAAACTGTAGGCTCCCAACCAAAGTATTTAAGGTAACGTCCAATCTGCTGTCGAGAACCAAGGTTAAATAAGGGCCAATCAATGCGACTAAAGGGGCCAGCTACTTGCTCCCATTGGTCACCTAAGAACTTTAGACCTACAACACTGGTGCTTCCATCCTTCTTGATCTTAGGACTAACTTCCTTTATGAATGTAGGTAGCGGTATGAATACCTGCTGTACCTCTTCTTCCAATTCGTAAGCCTTTTCCTTAAGCTCTGCTACCAAGTCTCTAGCCTTAGGTTGATCTAAGAGCCAGCCGTTCCTAATCTGCTGCTGTATGATATGCTGTACGCCATGCTCTAACTCAAGGCTGCTAGGTTTAAAGTCCTTTAGCTCTTTAAGTAAAGCTTTGTACACCTCATGGTTTACAGTTACATCTTGCTCACAATACGTTAGCATCTCAGGTGTGAACTGAGTCCAATCACTATAATCACCCTTAGGGTATCCAAGCTTCTCGCCCCAGTGTCCTAGGCTGTGTGCCTCGCGCTGTGGGTCAGCTAGTCTTGACATGACTAATGTGTCTGTTATCTTAGGTTTACTAAAGTCTGTACCTAGTAAACGCTCACACGCTGGTATGTCGTAACCTATAATGTTATGCCCTATAACCTCCTGTGCTTGTGCTATTGCTGTATTAAATAGTTGCCACTGGCCCTCTACATAAGTAGTAACTAAACCAGTGTCAACATCCTTAGTGACAATACACCAGACTACTGTAGGCGCAAGGCCGTTAGTCTCTATGTCAAATATTAATCTGTTAGTCATATGTTACCTATAGTATATATGTGACCCCAACTTAATTGTGGTGGTCATTTCATCTGCCCAGTACGGGTGTACATAGTCTGCATGGTAATGCGTAGCACCTTCGGTAATGTCAATAGACTTACCAGCTAATACGTGCTGTGCTAAGATAGTAGCTTCCAGCATTGCTTTACCATCTTGAGGCTTGTCAGACAAACCATCACAGAACCAACTGTACTGGCACTGGTATCTAATAGGGTTAACCATATCCCACCCATGATACTTGGCCTGCTTTATAACCTCACAAGCTGTATCGGGATACCTACTGTCAGCCATACGATTTAACACGCTGTGTGCTACACCTATCTGACCTGCTAATGGCTCACCTCTAGCCTCATGGTAGATGTTTAAAGCCATACATAACACTGCTGCGGTTATCATAAGTTACCCCTCTGTGTAATAGTCAGACTCAAGCACTACTCTCATAGGGTTGTGATGGTTGTCACTATATAGGTAACGCTCACACTGTAACTCAGTGCCTGTGAAAACAGGATAGTCCGCATAGACACCATCACTACAATACCTATTTTCTAATACTGTGTATCTAGCTTGTTTCTTAGCCATGATTAAAAGTCCTCATGTGCATTAGCTGCCTTAATTTCAGGTGCCTGAGTAGCGACTAAGCGACTTGTATTACTCTCATAAAAGAGCCAGCCAGCTACCCCTGTACGTCCTGTACGTCTACACTTAACTAGTTGCACCTGAGTACAGTTACGTGCGTAATCATCGTCCGTCATTTTGTCCCTTGACAAGAGTATAGTATTGAAAGCAATCTGGTTGATTGAACCGCTGCCTTTCAAGTCATACTCACCTACATCGTGGGCGTCCTTAGCATTAGGCTTACGCATATGACTGACAATGATAATACTAACACCTGTA